ACTCATAACAGGAGAGGTGATATACAAGAAATATTACTTTGTACCCTCTTAATGAAGAGAGGGTATGAAGTTTTTAGAAATCTTAGTTGCGATGGTCCTATAGATATTATTGCAGTTAATAGGAGTACCATGCAAACTTTTTACATAGACTGCAAAAGTCCTATCATTGCTAATGATGGTACACTTAAAAATCAGCAGCATCTTTTAAAAAAACACCAACATGTGTCAGGTATAATTCCAATGACTGCATGGAAGGAAAAAATCTACTACTGGTCTTTAGAAGACAGAATAGCAAAGGAGTTTTAATGGCTAGGCTACCTAGATATGTACAGGAACGAGTGTCATCTTCTGGTGACATCTCGTACCGCTTTAATCCACCGTCTATCTTAGTGGAAGAAGGTGTAGTTAAACGAGAGACTTACGGCACAGACTTAAAGCAAGTTCGTAAGATAGTTAGACAACACAATGATACCATTGACCTTTGGCGTGAGGAACAACTACAGATTGCAAAGCTGTACAAGGGCAGCAAGGTCACAGACTTGATTAACTATTACTATCAATCTAATGATTTCAATATGTTACGTGATACAACTAAGGTAGATTATAGGTACTTTCTTACGGTACTGCATCAGTCTATGGGTACACGTAAGTATCTCAACGTTACCTCTAAGGTTGCAAAGCAAGCCTATGAAGAATGGGTCAAGCGAGGTATACCTTTTGCCAATCATGCTGCTACCTGTGCCAGTAGGATATACAACTATGCTATTCAAATGGAGTACGCCACACAGAATCCTTGGGCTAACATCAAGCGTAAGGCTGCGCCTCAACGTAAGATGGTGTGGTCACATGGTGAGGTAATCAAGTTCCTTGACATGGCATACTCTGACTTTGAGTACAGAAGCCTTGGCTTGATTGTACACATGGCATACGAGTGGTGTCAGCGATTAGGTGACATGCGTATGCTCACATGGGATAACATAGACTTTACCTATGGTAAGCTAGAGTTAGAACAGAGCAAGCGTAGGGCAGAGGTCAGTCTACCTATCTCTGATAGCCTGTTGCACATGTTGAAGGAACAGAAGAATGACTTTGGCTTTCAGCTATTTGTTGCACCTCATCCTACAAGACCAGTGCAAGGTATGTTTATGCCGTACACTATGGAACGTCTGTCTAAAGTAGGTAGACGTGTCATGCGACTAGCTAAACTACCAGAAGAGCTACGTCTTATGGACTTACGTAGAACTGGTGTAACCCAAATGATAGACAAGGGTGTACCTTTGCCACAAGTTATGTCAGTGACAGGACACAATCATGTGGCTTCTGTGAAACCATATATGAAACATACTTACACTAGTGCAAATAATGCCTTGACACAGAGAGATGTAAGTGTATCCTTGAGTGCTAACGAATAACATGAAAGGTTAGTAGTATGAACATACAAGATATTATAAGTGATCTATCACTAGCTAATGGTGAGAGTAGACGTATGACATGTCCTAGTTGTAAGACTAAGAATACATTTACTATCACTAACAACATGGGTAGTATCGTATGGAATTGTTACAAAGCCAGTTGTCCTGTGTCGGGTGGCACACGTACAACATTGACTGCTGCTGACATACGCAAGTCATTGGGTAGTGTTGCAGAAGAGACACACGTATCAACTTTCTCTAAGCCAGAGTGGTTGGTGCGTGACTATAAGAAGCTCACAGGTTTCTGTGACGAGTGGGAACTAGACCCACAAGACTTAGGGCTATTGTATGATGTGAAGGAAGATCGTGTGGTATTCCCTGTTATACATGGCGGTACTACAGTAGATGCCACAGGTAGGGCTTTGGGAAAGCGACTACCTAAATGGAAGAGGTATGGAAATTCGTGCTTGCCATACACTTATGGACATGGTAAAACTGCTGTAGTTGTTGAGGACTGCATAAGTGCTGCTGTTATAGGTGACGGTGGTGTATATGTCGGGGTCGCAGTGTTGGGTACATCATTGTCCGATGGACATAAGAGGTACTTATCGCAGTTCTCAACAGTTATAATTGCGTTAGACCCTGATGCCCTACAGAAGACACTGCTATTTGCAAGAGAAATGAGAACATACGTAGACACAGTAAAGGTTATGTATCTGCGTGACGATTTGAAATACAGAAACCCTACCGACTTACACAACTTAACAACACTAGGAGATTAACATATGGAATTATCATTGATACGTAGTCTCATGGACAAAGACTTCTACGATGAACATCGTGGCGCACGTTGTCCTGACAGACTGTTCAGTAAAGATGTTCGTAAGATCAAGCAGTCTATTGATACTGCTATGATACGTTACGAGCGTACAGTTACACCAGCAGAGATTGAGGCACTGTTCATGGCGAACAATCCTACCCTCACCACTGCACAGAAGCAAGCATACAGTCACCTGTTTATGCAGGTAAATAAGCAAGTACCTATGGGCAGTGACGTAGCACAAGAGGTGCTATCCAAACTGTTCCAACAGGTAGTAGGTGAAGACATAGCTAACCTTGGCTTTGACTATGTGAACGGTGACAAGTCTAGCCTTGAGCCACTACGTAATATGCTTGAGCTATACGGTGATGACTTCACCCCTAACCTTCGCATTGATTGGGAAGACATTGACTTCGATACTATCATGGCACTCAATGACCTTGAGACACGATGGACATTCAACATACCTACATTGACACGTAAGGTTGAAGGTGTGAACGCTGGTCACTTGATTGAGGTAGGTGCAAGGCCCAACACAGGTAAGACATCCTTCCATGCCTCTCTTGTGGCTGGTCCT